AACAATTCCACGTACACTATCCCATACGTACCAATCGCCTGTTGAGTCCGTCCGTTTGATCATTACGAAACGACTACCTGTAGTAAACCCGCAGTCAATTGTTTGGCTGGTGCCGTTACCTGTAAACGAAAAGACCTTGGAGATACCTGCTTTGGTGGCAAAGAGGTAGGCAACGTAGGTGTTAGCGGACGTATTGTTAACACCTTCAATGGAAAACAACGTGCTTGTCGGAGTGGTACTGCTCCATACCGCCGTACCCGTCTGAACAGCGTCTGTTGTGTTCACGCGGAGCAGGCCAGTATTCCCCATTGTTGAGTTATATGTGAACCAATTAGCCGCCGCTCCCCTGTTCTTCACAATCATCAACTCAGGCACCACCCCCAAGCTGTGCGCTTCAGTCTTGGCTACTCCCGTACCCGTATAGCAAACCACATCAAACACACCCGGTGCGCGTTTGAAGAAGTGGTTGATGTAGGGACGAGTGAAATTGATAGACCCATAGGTGTCATCGGAACCCAGTGACAAACCATCTTGTAGTATTTCCAACAAGGAATTTGATTCTGCCACTTCGACACCAGTGGTAGATGTATCAAGACGTTTGCCTGATCCACGTAGCCTATCAAACCAACCGTTTACACCTACCGCAACCGAAGTGACGTGCGACATCACCAAATCAGGCGCAAACCCCACCCCAGTAACTGTAGCAGCAATCCCTGTCCCTGTCCGTGCAATCGCGTTGTAAACCTGCGTGCCCAGTGTGGGGGGTTTGTTGGGGCGACGGATGGCTAGGTAGATGTAGGTGACTGATGGAATACCCGCAAAAGTAAAGCCAGTAGTAGTTGGGCTACCAGACTCTCCAGCGCCCTCTGCAACACTCAAATTGGGAGCTAGTTGAGCGTCAAGTGTAGAAGTATTCCATCCACGAGAGGTGTCAATAGTAATCCAAGCGTTGGCAGTGCTGCTAGATTTATATAGTAAATACTGCGGCTCCCACCCCAGATTCACCGTAGCATTACCACTACCATCAGTCGTGAAACTCCCGCACTGCACAATCCCATCAGCAGAACTGTCGTGGGCGAATAGGTAGGCTACGTATGTGGTGCCATTGCCATTTGTTGATCCGTCGTTCGGTAAAGTAATTGAGGTTGTTGATGTCGCTGTCACCACGCTAAATGCAAAAGCTGCGGCGGTTGTATTTAATAGGAGATAGTTACTAGTGCCGGTGGAACGGTGATAGACATACCACTGCTCGACACTACTGGTCGCCTTAACAATCACCATCCCCGGAGCAATCCCCAGCGCATGAGGTATCTGCCTACCTGCTACTCCGTTGCCGGTGTAGGTTACGATGTCGAAGAATTTGGGGGCTTTGCGAAATGTGTGGCTGATGTATGTTTGTGCTGAATTATTCCACCACTGGGACGCATCTGCACCGAGACTGTAGCCGTTGGAATTAAACGTAGTTATTGCATCTGTTTTTGTCCACTGCGAGCTTGTATCGTTTGTGTTAAGAGATTTTGTATTCCCCCTTGCAGTGTCTGTTAGCGCATGAGAATATGCAGATGATCGCCCCTTAGTCCAAACCAGCCCACCCTTACCCGCCAGATCAATCCCGTTGTTGATCGTCTGGGTAGAGCCATTGCCGGTGTAGGTGTACGCGGAAAAAACGTCAGAAGAATATAACGTTTCCTCGCCCCCTACACAACTCAATAATTTATTAGCTAACATTAAGCACTCCCCAACAACGAGCCATACAGCGTACCGTTAACCTTCCACAGTACAACCCAAGTCCGACCTGTAGCTGTTAACGTAGGTGCAGTACCACTTCCACCAACTTTACTCCACGTAATGCTAGGCCACGTTAAACTAAAAGCTGTACCATCATCCACCCCAAGGATAATGCTCTGTCCTGCTTGGAATGAACTAGCGGTAGCTGTGCGGTTAGCCCCTAGTGTCCACGTTTGGATTGAACCGTTAGCTGGGTTCAAATCAACAGCAGCACCGTCAGTTATAGTGAATACTTCTTCGGTATATCCATCGTTAAGCACAACGGAACTGAGCGTTTTCAGTGTTAGAGTTTGAGTTGTATTTGTAGTAGCTATATTACTAACAGCGCCAGTCAGACCATTAACCGAAGATACACCAGCAACAGCAGCAATACCTTGTACCCAGCCTGTACCTGCTGTGTAAACACGGATATAACCGCTGACTGAATTGATGTAAAAAGCACCATCTTGCAGTGGATTACCATCGTTATCAACAGTAGGATCACTGGACTTAGAACCTAAGTACTTATCGTCAAAAGCATCCAGAGCGGCTTCTGCTGCGTTTTTACTAGCCAATGCACTAGCTGCATCAACCGCAGCAGCATTAGCGCTTGTAGTGGCCTCTCCGGCCTTTGTAGTAGCTATCCCAGCTTGTGTAGTAGCTGTTGTAGCAGCGGTGGATGCAGTTGAAGCATTAGCGCTGATTTCAACCCTAGCTGCTTCAGCTTCTACAGAGAATGCTGGTAGTTGTGTACCGAAGAACAAATCAACATCTTCTCTGAACGTAGGGTCTGTCCTATCTAGGGACGGTAAAGCTGTAATTGTCATGTTAGACTAGTCCTTCTATTTCTATATTTGTTAAATTCATTGTTGGATAAGCGACATCAATCGAGAAGTCCTTCCAGAACCCATATACAATCAACGGTTCATATCCTAGGGCTTCAGCCCCGATATAAACACAAGGTACAGAGTCCAGATCAGCGAGTAGTTTGTACGTCCTATTGAACAGTGATTTATCCGTCATTAGCTTGAGGTTATTCCTTTTGCTGTTCTGGCGCTTAACTACTGTTGTATTCCCGAACACATCCGTTGATTTAACGGAGTACGAGATGATACCTACAGTAGCACCGTACTGTGATAGCCCTAGTGTGTATACTTTACCTAGTGAGAAAGTACCACAACTAACAGTACCTGCTGTAGCTGATAGTGTAAACGTCACTTCTGGTGCTGTGTATTGGGATGGTAAATCAGTCAGTGTAACATCAGATAATTGCTGATAGTCCTCAAAGAACCAGTCGTAGAAACTCGTGATGATAGTACCATCAAGATTGACTGTATTGCTGTAGACTACACTACCCCCAACAGCACTCTTCATTTGAATCTGAAGTGTTCTACCAGTTAATCCCAAAGCAGCTATACCAGATATACTACCGGGTGTTAGTACAGTGTTGAATGATGTACTGGCTGAACTGACAGTACCTACTTTATTATCGAACATAGCCCAACGGTTAGTAGCTCCTAAGTCCAACCAACGAGGTGTAGCACCAGTTGTAGCCAACTCTGGTAGCGTAGCATTAACACCAGCTATTAAGTTCTCGAAGTTGCGGTGTACTCCACTAACAGCACGCATTACCCTCTGACCTACAGTATAACTCGTAGCAGCATTCCACGCTGTATAATCCGTTTCAGGGATAGTTGAGCTAACGAACATTGCGTCTGTTATATTCGTGGGTTTAATTACCTTCATTGTCATAGTATGACCTTTATATTTATTCTGTTATATTATATCATTCAATATCTAATAAAGATAGTCAATACATCTAATAGAGCTGCAAAGAGAATACCCAAGAGACTCATTTAAGAATCCCTTGGTTTATCTTAGATTGATTCAGCAGTCCTTGTAGCCAACGCATCACCATCTGGCATAGCTCTGTCAAGTAACCTTGCAGTCTTAGCGGCATGACCTGCGGTTGACGCTGTGTTACTCTCAATAGTAGCCAAGCGTAAGTTCAGGTACTGAATCTCACGTACTAACTCTGAATTGTCCTGCGTTGACGGTGAAGACAACCTCTGCATTAGTTCAGTATTATCCGCTTCTGGAATGATACGTTCGCCTTTGTGAATGTTCGCCAACATGTCCGTTGGAACTGAGTTAGTACCAACAGCAAAGCTAGGAACACCAGATAATCCAGCCGCTGTCCAGTACATCTGTTTAACGTCAGCAGTTACTGCACCAGCATCTGCATAGTAACCAAGTAAAGTACTATAAATACCTTCTTTGTATGTACTTGAGGCTGTGGAAGTATCCACTGTTCCATCTGGTCTAACAGTGTAGCCATTAGGATTAGTGCCTGTCGTGCTTGTGTTAGAACCTCCTGTGCCTGTACTCGTTGCAGGTAGAACTCCACCGGCAGCAACCACAGCTTTCTTAGCGTCGTTGTAGCTAGCAATTAATACCTTCAGTTCACCCAAGACATCCAACAACTTCATATCGATATCTTTAGTCAGCAATTGTGCTTCCTTCAGATCAGCTTGAGCTTGTTTATTTGCGTACTCTGCTATTCTCCATTCATAAGCGTAATCCTTGAGAGTTCTAGCTGTACTAGCACCTGATTCACTGATTGCTTCTGACCATTTAGCCACATCCTCATTTGCTTTTAACAAATCAGCCTGAGCCTTAATCATAGGATCAACAGCTTCTGCCAGCGGTCCAGCTTTACCGTCAGCTATAGTAGCCAATTCAGCTAAGGTATTACCTATGCTTGAACTGAACCTAGCGAACTCAGCCAATGTGGAGAATTGTTCCTTACCAGCAGACAGCAGGTTGCTTGCTTTGCCTGTAATACTTCCGTATGCTGCTTTATCACCACCCTTGGCTAACCCAGCAGTTGTATTGAAGTCCTGAAGTAAAGCACTTAGTTGATTGAGCTTAGAATCAGCACCAATATCCGTAGTTGCCATCTGTAGCAGGAATTCTTTGATATTATCAGAGAACCCTTTCATTTCAACGGCAGCATCACGGATTAAACCATTGATTGTTTCTTGCGCTTGAGTCTGTTGATCTAATGCACTCAAGTATCCAGAAGTAATACTTTCTTTGGCAGCATCTAGTGCTTTCTGAGAATTAACAGCATTATCTTGAATTGACTTAAATGCATTAGCCACTGATACTCTCGCTGATTCTAACGAATCAAAAGCATTCTTCAGTGTCTCAGCAGCTTTCGCAGCTTTCTCTGTAGCATCAGCTAATTCTTTCTCTTTAGCTGTAGCTAGTTTAGCCGCATCCTGTAGTTTCCATAGATTGAATGTAGCATTAGCTAGTTCACCAGACGGATCAACTTTCCTTAACTCAATAAGCTCCTTAGTACGTTGCCACATCAAGGTTGATTCGGCTAGTGCTAAATCTCCAGTAATCTCGTATGTTTGTGCTAAGATGCTCAGAAGAGCACTTGAATTACTAGCTTGGCGCTGTAACCTTTCTTGAGCTTCAATTGCACCGTAAAGATTATCAATCTGTGATTGAGTCCATCCAGCAGCTAGTTTAGTAGCAGTAGCTAACTCACGTTGACGCAATGCTGCACTAGCTGTATCACCAGTGGCCTCCCAGATTGCTAGCTGGTAATCCTTGGTTGCTTGTGTGACTAAATCCTGTTGTTCTTTTTGTTTCTTCAGTTCAGCGGATAAATCAATCGCAGTATTAAGTTTATCAATCTGAACTTGAGTCCAACCGTTAGTTAGTTTAGTAGCGTTCGATAACTCCCTTTGTAACCTAGTAGCTTCGACAGTATTACCTTGTGCTTCAGCTAGAGCTATATTGTAATCAATTGTCGCCTGAATTGACTTATCAATGACATCCGCTGGAGTAACTGGAGATGAACCACCAGATGAACCACCAGATGAACCACCATATGAACCCGAGTTTAAACGGTTACGTTCAGTCTCTTGTGCCGAAGCCCAGCTACCGATAGCTCCAACTAACTCGTCAATTACTCCCCAAGTTTGTTTATCAAGTTCACTTCGATTACCACTAGCAGCATACTTAACAATTTCCTCTTGAGTATAACCAGTTAATCCCGGCGCTGATTTGAGAGCTTTGTCATAAGCGGATTGTGCCCTTGCTTGTGCCAATGCATACGCAGTTGTAATTCCCATTTGAACTGAGACATCTTGAGCTGATTTAACAGATTCTGCCATTTTCTCAACAGCTTCAGCAACTGATCTAGCAACATCGTCAAAGGTAGGTGCTAATGTGTTAACAGCACCTTGCAGATTTAACACAGATGAGTACGCTTTCGCATTAGATTCTATACTCAAATCCATCGCACCCAGACGCTCAACCTCTGACCTGTACCACTCACGAGTTGACTCGTTAATAGCTGGCATAATAATACCGAGTTCGGCAAAGGCTGCACTGGTGGTATTTGTTAGATTACTTGTCTTCTCTGCTTCAGTGTAGAAGTTATCGTAGAATCCAGAGAGGTTACCCATCAATGATTCTAAACCACCACCAGCAGCAATTAATCCAGCAGCAGTATCAAAGCTCAGATTTTTAAGATACTCAAAAGGTAATGCCATCATTGCATCGTTAAAACCTGTGACTGAGATAACCAACGCATTAACTGTTTTTAGCAGTGCATCAGTCTCTTCAGTTGTCATAGCTTCTATATCAATACCTTCAAGCATAGCTTTTAGAGATTTAGGAATATCTTCAGTTATCTGTAGAGCTTCCAGAATAGACTGTGACAGTTCTTTTCCGTAGTTAGCAAATGCAGTTTTAGCATCTTGACTAACCATATCAAACTGACCACCATCACGACCTAGAGATTCGCCAAAACCTTTACCGTTAATCTTACCACCAGCGTAGTTAAACCCTTTACCGTTATCTGAAGATTCCAGACCTGCAACGAAACCAGTCAAAGTAGCTTTACTACCTACTGCTTTAAGAGTACCGGTGATAGCACTCATTGCATTTTCCATCAGAATCTTAGATTCCTTCCCAGCGATTTCACCTCCGCTTGGTCCTTTCTCAAATACAGCTTTACCATTATCTGAAGTATAAGACGCACCTGAACGTGTCTCACCAGCAAATGCCTCGTCCAAAGCTGCCCCAATCTGACCTCCAATGAACGCCCCTATAGGTCCACCAAAGTACTGACCTAATGCAGTACCAGCAGCAGCACCTATCTTACCCTCTGAGAGCGAATTAAGGGCACTGGCGTAGCTAAGGATCGAACCAGCAGTGCTAGCCATAGAAGATAACGCAGTAGCATTACCAGCAGCACCGGCTGCTTTAGCCGCAGCCATAGCTGAAGCATCCCCACCTAACAAAGCTGCGTTAGATGATTGCAAAGCAGAACTTGTTAGACCTAAAGATGAACTGAAGCTAGCTGGCAGCAAATTAGCGATACCTTGACCGATAGTAGCCATACCCCCAACAGAAGATACACCGTTCATTAATCCACCAATACCACCCATAGAACCTGAAGCTCCAGCAGCAGATGCTCCAAACCCTAAAGCGTTCATACCTGATTGCATAACTGTATTAACGACAGCATCAACGTAGAGAGTAACTTTACTTCTTAGTGCAGATACTATTGCATCTTTGATCTTCTTACTGCCAGCTTTACCACCGTCGAATAGCGCAGTTACAATAACGTCGGTAATTGAAGATTTGATTGCATCGAATTCCTTTTGCATATCCTGTGCTGCTTGAAAGGCTACACCAGCATTAATTGCTTTGATTTCTTCAGCCGCATTTTGACGAGCAACAACCTCAAGGTTGGCCTCATCTGCTGGGTCAAAACCTTTTGCACGAATTTCTAGGAGTTCTTTCGCTAATTTAACTTGTACATTCGCTAAGTCACCTTGAAGCTTGTGTTCACGAGTAATTAACTTCTGTTGTTCTTCTGTTTTACCCAGTAAACCGAACTGGAATTCAATCTCGGAAGTACCTTTCTTTAACTCAGCAGATTGAGCCTTAAGTGCATCGTAGGATTTAAGGTACTCATTGTCTTTCTTCTCTTGCTCTTTGTTAGTATCAGCCCACGCTTTTTGTACTAGTTTGAGTTGTTTTTCTTCTTGAGCTAAACCGTCAGTGTAGAACTTCTGTTGTTTGATGAGTTCTTCAACAGCTTTGACGTAGGCTTCTTCAGTTAATGTTCCGTTCTTTTTCTTTAACTGTAAAGAATCGAGAATATTGTTGTAGTCTTTATTAAGACCAGCAGCTTTATTCATTAAGTCAATGTAGTCTTCGAGAGCTTTATTTTCTTTCTTTTGTTCATCAGATAATTTAGCTTTCTTAGCCTTTGGTTGCAGAGCTTCCCACTCGGCTTTAGCTACACGCTGAACCATAGCTAAGTTCTCACCCTCTAACTGCGTACCTTTAACCAGTACTTTGTTCTTTTCTTCAACCATCTTATTGATGAATTGAGACTGGGTTAAAGATTTAGCATTCAGCTTATCGTCTTTATCCTTGACATCTTTCATTACTTTAGTTAAAGCTAAACGCTCTTTTTCGGCTTCTACTTGCTTTTGAGCATTCTTAACTGCTTCTGATTGGAGCGCATTGTTACCTTCCATTGTCTTAGACGTATTTTCAATAGCTTTTGCATAATTCGTTCCAAGATCACTCCAAGTTTCACTAAAAATAGTCGCGGCTGTTTTAAAGTCACCAGACATAATTGCAACAATACCAGTGGCTAGACCTTTAATAGAACCCGCTACTTGCTTGATAACTAAAGCTACGCTTTCCCACACTACACGAAAAGCAACGACAACTCCAGAAGATGTAGCCAGATCATTAACACCATTCCATAAATCAGATAAAGCACCCTTCATGTCCATCCATAGAACTTGTAAAGGGTTCATGTCTGCAATTAACTGCGATGCCATTGTCCGATTAGCTTCAGTTAGTATTCTAGTAGCTTCTTCCACTGATCTGATCTCATCACCTTGCTCAATAAGTGATTCAATATTCTTGATATTTTCATCCGTGACTAAACCAGTATTTAGTCTAAGTTCAGATAGTGCTTTAATAGGGTCTTTTTCTAGATCAGAGTACATCTTAGAAATCTTCTCTATAGAAGGACCACCAGCCTTTTCAAGCTCCATAGCAGCTAATGTTATTTCTTTTAAAGACTCTGCTGTACCTGCTCCAGCCTTTATCATTAAAGTCATTGCTGCAATACTTCCTTGAGCACTAATACCAGCAGTTGAAATAGCATTAGAATATTCCAGAACTTGACCACTGGTTAAACCATAGCTTGCGCCAACTGAAACCAAAGTTTGGCTCAGTTCGTTCATAAGATTGGCATTTTGTACAGCCGCCACCCCAACAGCCGCCAGTGCTGCAACGATTGTAATGATACCCCCTGCAAATACTTTGCCAAGTACTCCTCCAAGCCCACCAGCTATTCTGTCAAATTTAGCTAAATTATCAGCCGCTGTGGCGGAATCAGAAGACATACCAATAATACCTTGGCGAGCTTTTTCAATAGCTTTATCCACAAATAGAAAACTACTAGCATAATTAACTACGGCCTTACCCGCATCAAACATACCCCCAGCTAACATAGTAGTAATAGCTTTGCCAGTATCAAACACGGAACTAGCCATACCCTTCATAGCATTGCGCATTACATCGCCCATATCCTTAGCAGCAATACCCATCATACCGAACTGATCTCGCAGTTGACCACCCTGTTGCATCATTACTGTTAAGGGTGATTGACCCGTGGATAATCCTACGATAATGTCCGTAATCTGTGGCCCTACTGCCCGTGTAATATAGTCTGTTTGGTTAGAGGATGTAGTCTTCTGTAATTCAACTTGAGCCTTACGGTACTCATCAATCTTAACCTTCTGTTGATCTAGGGTTAAACCTGATTTCTTCAGGGCATTCTCAAAGCGCACTAATGAATTAGATGTACCACGGTTCAACTCTTCGTTATTAGCTTGTAGAGCAAAGCGTACTTTCTGGAGTTCGCTTTCGATATAAGCATTAGCTTTACCTGCGTCAACTGTAGCTTTATCTGCATTCTTCATGGCCGCAGCCATTGTATTTTCAGCTTGAGTTACTTTCTGTGCTGACTGTACTACGTTACTGAACTCAGCATTAAGACCATCTAATGATTTACCTTGAATCTTGAACTGCTCAGTCATACGAACGTGTTCACGCCCTAGCTCCATTAGCTGATTCTTGGTAAAACCAAGGTCTTGATTGTAGAGATCATTTGCTACGGTTAACACACGCAACTCGTTAGCAAATACTGTAGCAGCGCCAAGGCTGCGATCAAATGGACTAACCCCTTGCATAGCTCGTTGAGTCTTCAGTAGCTCACCGATACGATCAGTAGCCTCACCAGCAGCCTCTGCGGTTGCTAGAATAGACGCCTGACCTCTAGAGTAGCCATCAGCCATATTTCGAGTGATAGCCTCTTGACGCTCTTCTACGGACTGCTTCTCTCTGGTTGCCTTAGTTAGTTTCTCAGTTGCAGCAGTTGTCTTGTCAGTAATATCAATTGCTTTAGCTAATTCTTTTTCAGCTTTAGCATTAAGTAAGTTAGCTTGCGCTTGAGTTTTGTTAGTCTCAGCAGACGCCTTATCTAACTTTCCAAGGGACGTAGCTAAACCTTCAACACTCTTTCCTAGTGTCTCAATCTTTTTAACTGCGGTATCTAATTCCGTTGTCTCTACGGAGAACTTAATAGTACTTAAATCTAAACTCATATTTATTTCCTTTTTACTGCACTTGCAATACTTATTTCTTAATTAGACTCATGGAATTTAATTAAAAAATAAGCCCCCGAAGGAGCTTAAGTTGTTATTATGTTTTCTTTTTATTCTGTTCATCTTGCTCTCTTGAAGCACTGATAGCTACAGCATCTAGCATCTTGACTATTTGTACCTCTTGTGGTTCTGCACAGATGTCATTAAGAGTAAAGTAAGCCATCATTTCAAGATACTGAATACTAGATATACCACCCATTGAACTCAGTCTAGTATTATTCAAATCAAGAAACCACTGCCAGTACTCCCTCATAGTCTCGGGCATCTCTACTAGATTGAGTAGTTCCTTGGGTTTCTTTTTAGTGATACGCTCGACTGCTTCTAGCTGTTGTCTTAAAGTAGACCCATCCTTTTGATGGGCACTTAACTTGAACTCTTGTTCAGCATATTCTTTAAGAGCTAGAACGTCCTCTTCACTGAAAGTTCAGAAGCTGATCGCTTTCCTCCACCACTGCTTCCCGAATCCA